ATCCATCGTGTAGGTAAGAAGTTCTGGATGCCCCAGGTTCGCTGGGGAAAAACGAAAGGCTCGCTCTGTGGGTAGGTGCTGCACAGATACTTTACACCATAGTTGATCCACATCATAGGCATGACTGGACCTCCTGCCATAGGGTCAAGGTCTAGGCAATTGTATAGAATGTCAGTCCTGCTACCAATGTCATCAATCTTCTTTGGGTCCATTGGAAGAGCCCTGTTCATTCTAACAACCACATCATAGGAGTCGATTAGTTGGCCTAAACCCTGACCCACCAGCGAACTACCTCCAGCTACCAGTGCTACAGTCTTACCTGAAAGGTATTCTTCAAGAGTCTTCATTGCGTCACAATCCTCTGGTAGATCTCTTGTTTAGTTGTGGACATACCACTTAGATCGAAATGATCGCTCATACTATCTTCACGGATGTTGTAGTATAGCACAGCACTACTACAATAGTATCCCTCAGTCCCATTCTTGGCAAGGCGATACCATAGGTCGAAGTCCTCAAACAGAGGTAATCCCTCAGTGAACCCACTTACAGCCTCAAAGTCCTTACGCATAACCATAGAAGAGGATGGGATGAATAGCTCCTTACAAGCCCTCTCAGGGCTCCATTTCCCTGGCTTGCGTAGATTGGTCATCTTGCCCACGTGCTGGACACTGGGATAGATAGGTCCTCCACGCTCGCCATTACGGCTAGCCTTTACCATATCGCTTACAGTGTTTAGGCTAAAGTAATCGTCAGCATCAAGGAAGAGGAAAGCATCACCTGTAGCCTCTTTGCAGGCAAGGTTACGAGCAGCACCTAGACCTACGTTACCATTGCCTAGATAGAACTTGGCGTGTGGGTAGAGTTTTTGCATCTGCTTTAGGTCGAATAGGTCAGAGGAGCCATCATCCCAGACGATATGCTCAATCTCATCCCAAGGCGCTCGCTGGTCACGGATGTTTCTGAGGCAACGATCCATCATATGTGCATCGTTGTAAGTCGTGGTTATCACACTAACCTTCATTCTTCTTCTCCATAATCTCACGGTATACACGAAGACGCTGACCTACTACCTTGTTCAGGTCGAACATCTCGTCAGTAATAGCCTTTAGGTTCTGACCCATCTCTTCACGATGCTTACGATCCTTTGCAAGCCTTGTGAGAACACGAACCCAATCTGAGCGAGGGTTAGAGGGATCAATGAGATAACCAGTAACCCCATCCACAATAGTGTCAGAATAGCTACCGCAGTTAGTAGCAACAAGAGGCACAGCGTATCGACCACATTCGGCCACTTTGATGTCAGATTTGGAATCATTGAAATTGTTGAACTCAAGAGGAGCTAGAGCGACATCCATCCTGGCGTAGAAGGATCCATATCGGTCAGGAGGTGCTGCCGCATGAATGTGCATGTTTGCCCGATTCTTTCCTCTAGCTCCATGGAATATAATGCGCTCGTAGTTGTCCCATACATCCTGCTGCCAGTCTCTCTTACCGTCCTCAGGGACAGGAGGGCGTCCAAACAGGTTCCACTGGCACTTACCCATGCCTGCCTTCTGATTAACTAAGTGCGGAACTCCTGCGAACTGCCTAACGTCTTGCTCATGATGGATTCCACCAGCCCATCCGAAACGGCACATATTGTTCTTTGGCAGGAATCTAGTCTCATTCCAGCAAGGAAGGTTGTAGTCTATAGCGTTCTTAATTACGCACAGCGCTGACCCTGGTCGCATAAACTCTACGATGCGGTCAGCAAACTTATTCTGCGTTACAGTTACAAGGTCAGCATTGTTGTAAATGAACTTAGTAATCTCACCTAATTGCTTGTCCTTGTATACGTCATGTAGACGGTGACCTTTGTATACATCAGTGAGAAGATCATCAGTGTCGTAATGAACCAAACACCCGTGTTCCTTAGCAATCCCTACTATGCGTGCAGTGTAAGGACCTCCATAGTTGCTGAGGTTCTGAGTCATCACCCAGTCAGCCCATTCAAAGGTTTCACTGTAGTCTGGGTCTTCTGGGAATTGGCCTAGTTTTCCGTCCTTGTCCTGCTCAATCTGTAGAGGGTTCTTCTCGAACCGAACCTCTACTTCATCAGGGTGTAGCGCAGATAGTTTCCTAAACGGATCCCAAGCACGATAATAGGCACATCCTCCGTCGTTAGCGGGGACTACGAGGATCTTGATCTTGTCCATGTCCATACTATAATAGGAGCTTATAATGAGAAAGCCCCCACAGATCCTAGAAATCTGTGGGGGCCAAGTGGGCTCAAATCACTTTGTCAGGAAACTTCTGGTTCAGCCTCCTCCTCTTCATCCGAAACTACTAGACCATTCTCAGTAACGAACTCGCTAGCAGGAGTGGAGTGAAGCAATCCGATTGCACGAAGAGTATCAGTGGCAGCACCAATTAGATCAATTGTAGGGTCGCCAGGGCGTGGCAGTGCTTTCTTGGCAGCAGCCACTAGATGCTTTCGTGAGCGTCGGAACAGAAGAAGCAGCGCAGGTGAGAAAGGAAGCAGGCTGGGGAATAGGGTGCCTAGACCACCCACCACAGCTTCTCCAATCGCATCTACATTCCAGGAAGTCTCCCCGCCAGTATCACCTCCTTGAGCCTGCCCGATAGTGAGGGGCATTGAAGGTGCCCCTGCGGGCAGAGCTTGCTCCTCTACGATAACGTAAGGACCGTCACCGTATTGTTGCTGGAAGGCAACTTCTTGTGCAGGAGAAAGGTGCTGGGTAAGGTTCTCAGCAGGGAATGGAATCTGCTCGAACCCAGGAAGGACGAAGTCTGCATCTGCAAGACGGTAAGATTGCTCTGCAATGCAACTGGTCATACCAGCGAATGCAAGAGCGAGGATAAGTTTTTTCATGACATAAGCCTCCTAGTAAAATCATCATCGGACCCGCTCTGAGCATCGTCAGAAGAAGGGGCGGGTCGCTCTCGCACAACACCAAGCTCGGGACGAAGGTTTTGTGCTGCCTCCAGAAGAGTATCATACTCCTCCACTTTCACAAGACCGTGAATATCGTGGAGGGAGTTCATCACCTCATCGACCTTCTGAGCGCTACCGAGTTCGCTACCACGGGGGCGGAACATAGAGCGGTCATACTTGGGCCAAGGACCTTCCTTGAACATGGAAACCTTGAAGTCGTGACCAATCTTGGTGTCGATGATGCCGTTCTCGGCCTTCTCGAACAGATCAGCGTAGTCGGGATCGAGCATGGTCTCCATGATCTTCTGGAAGAGGATCATGCCGATAGAGAAGATCTTGACCTCCTCAGTCTCACGGTCGAACACATTGAGGTAGTAACGGGAGCGAGGCTTGATCTGGCGAGCAAGGTCCTCGTCCTCCTTGGAACCAGTCTTCCACAGAGCATAGTATAGCTCGCAGAGGGGGCACTTCTCACCATGAACCTTGCGGCAATGGTAGTTGTGGACGGTCCCGTCAGGACCAGGAACGCGGTGGATCTTGGTCTCTGCGTAGAAGGGCTTGTCAGAGCCCTCAGGGGCAGGAAGGATGCGGACATAAGCGTCACCCTCCTGAACACGGTAGAACTTGTTAAGGAAGTCCTGGTTGTCACCAGAAGCGGCCTTAGGATTAGTAAGTTGGAGGTGCTTCTGACGAAGCGCGTTAAGGTCGATAGCCATAGTAGTTAGTAGTTGGTTGAGTTTGTATAGTAGGTCAGTTATCAGCCTTTAGCAAGTTGAATCTCGGCTCGGCTGTTAGCGGAGATCTGGACTAGCATGTCCTTCTTGGCCTGCATACCAGACACAAGGGACTTGAGAAGACCGAGTCGGCCCTTGCGGACCTCAAGGTCTTCCTTAAACATATATAGTTCCTCTGAGGTGTTTACTCGCGTCATAACTGCATCAACAGTGGGGCGAGTGCCAGTGGACTTGAGTTGGTCAGCAGCCTCGTTCTTAAGCTCTGCCATGAACTTTTCTAGCTTGGCCTCCCATTTCCCGACATCCTGTCGAGCATACTCATAGAGGCCAGTATAGTATGAGAACTGTCGAGGAAAGCTAACAAGCTCATCCTCAATACAGTGCCTATCAACGTTACACAGTTGTTCCGAGATGGTTACATAGAGATCCCAGTCGAGCATCTCGTATGCGGTAAGAAGATCATGTGCTTTAGAGTTCATAGAGTAGTCTCCACAGTCGGGGGTTCAGGGACTGATATAGTAGGCTCCCCCTGGTGGTTTGTTCAACTAGAAACTCCTGATTTGTGGTGATAGGTGCGTCGGGATCCTCGTCTGCTGTCCTCAGACCCATTGTTGACCAGATTACATGCCACATTTCATGAATGAGAGTCTGCTTAACCATGGCCTCAGACATATTAGCTCTGATTGTAATGGTTTGGTTATCGAAATCTGTTACACCTAAGCACTCATCCCCATCTATCTCAAGGTCATCCTTGAAATAGATAGGAAATAGTGCCCATCCTGCGTTTAGGACTCCAATTTCATTCTCAATCTGCTGTCTCAGGCTGCTGCTCATGGTCGATCTCTTGCATGACTAGAGTCTGATAAGAGATGGTCATGGGAATGATAAAGCGTGCCTTGCCGTTCCTGGCTTTCATCACATAGGCACGCATCATACCCTCATCAAACTCCTCTTCATCTTGGTTGATAGAGATGGCTAGATCCACAACACGGAACTTACCGTAGCTATCTCCAAGGTGTTCGTCAGTAATTACTCGGGCTCCTCGGCCAGCGCGGTTCGTCTGGGTAGCAGTCCACACAAGGAGGTTCTGCTCCACAGCGAGTCCTCGTAGCTCCTCAGCGATGCGCTGCTGGGCTTCATACTCACTCATGCCTTCACGGACTGGGCGTAGAAGCTCCATGTAGTCGATGACAAGCACATCAGGCACAAAGCCCTCGTAGCTCTTTAGCTGGTTGAGGTAGGCACGAATAGTATTGATCGTAGCCATGCCAGTGGGGAACTCCTTGATTCGTAGATCCGACTTAGAGAAACGCTCACGTAGGATCTTGTGGCGCTGCTTGAGCTTGCTGCGCTCGGAGGAGTTCTTAAGATTACCCTGTGGGATCAGGGTAGAGATCGAGTCGAGTCGCTGCGCGACACGGTCCTCGGACATTTCCAGGCTAATATAGACTACTTTAAGGTTCTCAATGAGACACTTCACAGCTTGATTAGCAAGGTATAGGGACTTGCCCACTCCTGGCGGAGCTACAACCATCGCCAGTTCTTTACGACCTAGGCCACCACCAGTAAGGCCACGGTCCAGAGTGGGCAAGCAAGTCTTGATGTAATCACCCTCGTTCACGCTCAAGAGGCGCTCCCATCGGGCATCTACATCTTTGAAGTAATCCTGACCGAAGTCTTGGTTGCGAGAGACGAGAAGAGCGTCCTTGACAGTCTTCTCAATCTCATCAAAGCGACCGTCCTTCATCAACTCTACAGACTCAGTGATGGCCTGCTTCATGCTCTCGCGCTTGGCGAACTTCTCCACAAGCTCGATCACGAACTCAGGGTTCGCCGTGCAGGA